CGTCGCGATTGGCATAGGAGTCGACAAGCATTTCCAGTGACTCGTCGAAGTCGGCGATCTCGCCGGGCTTCGAACGAGAAAACAGTTTGTTGCCGGCCGCGTCGTAGCCGACGATCTTGCCGTCCTCGACCTTGAACCGCTGGCCAAACATGGCCTGCACCAGATCGCTCGGGACGGCGACTTTGTCGGCGATGAACTTGGAGCGGCTGAACGCGCCGCCGACCTTCTCGCCGTAAAGGTCGCTCTGGATCTTGTTGTAGTTGGTCTCCAGTTCCTTCACGCGCTCGTTGGCGGCCTTGACGGCGTTGGCGACCTGATCCTCGGCAGCCTTTTTCGCAGCGGCCTTGATCTCGTCGACCTTGCCTGCGGCAACGAGCTGACCGGAGTCCAGATTGGCGGTGATCTCCAGCGCCTTGCGCGCGGCCTCGGCGTCGGTAATTCCGTCGAACGCTTTCAGTTTGGCCTCGGCGGCTTCCTTCGCTTCACGGTGCGATTTCGCCTCGCCGTTCAACCGCGAAATGGTCGCAACGGTCGTGGGCGCGTCGAAGGCGATCGTCTTTCCGTCATCGGCGAGATACACCGGCTTGCCATCCTGCACTTCGGCGTAGGTCTTGCCGTCAACTTCCAGGGTCTTGAGCTTCATCTAAACTCCTTGGTCATCCGACCTATTGCGCCCCTTGCATCCGCGTTGGGGCAGGAACACCGGGAGCGGGTGCCCCCGGAATCTGTTGGGGCGTACCGACTTCCGGTGCCTCCTCGACGTCACCCGGCAATTCATCCAGGAGACGTTCGTCCTCGGTGTCGACGTCGAACTCAGGCGAGAGAATTCCGCGCCGACGCATTTCGTGCCAAAATGTGCGCTGCGACAGGTCGCCGGACGCGCGCATGGCCAGCAAAGTCGGCTGGCTCTTGTCGTCTTCCAAGCCAACGTCGAAGTCGGTGTTGATCGTGACCTTGGCGCGCTGGTCTTCCTTCAACCACATCGCCGTAAGCGCGAGCGCCTTTTCCAGCGCATCCTTGAGATTGATCGCCCAAGCCTGGATGGCAGAGTTGCCCTTTTGCGCGGCGAACGCCGTCGTGATGACGGTCAGATTGCCGGTCTGCGCGGTGAGCGGCTGGCGCCCCAACTCGCGAAGGTTCTGAATCGTCTCTTTGATATCGTCGGCCAGGAACCGCAGCGACGTGGCGGACGGTTCAATGAATCCCCAATGCGAAATGCCGTGACCGCCGCTCCCCGACGGGACGGCGTACAAGACAGCCTTCGGACCCAACTTGACCGGAAGCGGGAAACCGTCCGGGCCGGTCTCGGGTGTCACGCCGTCGCCCGACAACATCGGAAACGCGGTCGCTTCCTTGATCGATTTAAGCCCGCTTTCCTGCTGGAAAAGTTCGATCTGCAGGTCGGCCGCGTCCTGCATCGACGGCACAAGTTGCCAAGGCGAACCGCAGTGGCGACCGGTCGTAAACGGCACAAGCGGGATAACGCCGATCGTCACCGGGCCGGATTCGATCTCGACCCAAATGCGGCCGACGTTGGCGTCGCCCTGTTGCTCCTCGAACAACTGCCACGTCGCGTCAGCGTATCCGCCGCCCGCGAGTGGCGCGCGGTTGAACACGCGCACGCGCTTGAACGTGACTTCGCCGAACCCGTCGCGCTCAACCACATCCTCGCGAATGCGGACGTGCGTCAGAATCTCGACACCGCCGACGATGTCGCTATAGACCGCAATGACGCGCTTCGCCGGGATGTGAACCCAATAGGGGCGAGCGCCAATTGCCTTTTCGTCGGCAATCGTTGCCTGCGCCGGCACGTCCTTGGTGTAGTCGACCAGGATCCAAGTGATCGCGTGCGAGATACCGTTAAAGAACGTCGACTGCGCAAAGACGTGGAGGTGGTTGCCCTTGCCGTCGATGTCCTCGACCAGCTCCGTCACCCGCGGGGACGCGCTGTCCTCGGTGACGCCCATCTCCTCGGTGAACGGCTTGGCTGCCAGGTTCTCGACGATGTCGCGGAAGACGTTCGTAAACTTGGCGTTCTTTCGCCGGAATTCGTAATCCTCGGCCGTCTCGTTCTGAAATTTGGGCAGATACTTTTGCCCGGCCGCACGCATGGTCGCAGCGCCGCCGAGAATGGCGTCGACCATGTCCCAATACGGCTCCATCGCCGTATAAGCCGAACTCGGGGTATCTGGCTTCGGAGCGGCCATTAGTGTCCTTGATATACGCCGAACTGCGCTGTTGGCTTACCGTGCCGCACCGCTTCAAGCGCGTAGCGCAGCGAGTCGATGGTGTGGTTTTTCTTGTCGTCGAGAATGGACGTGATCTCGTCTGTTTTCGGGTCGATTTTGTACGTGTAACTTGCGAGTTCATCCCCGACGTGTCGGCAATCCGGATGCACAACAATGTCGTATGACTTCAAGAACTCGATGCCGTCCTCAACCGATCCGGCACCTTTCAGAGCCGATCGCATCAGCGGAAATCCGGCATCCCGCATGTACGAAATCGTTTCGGGTCTGGCGCTATCTGCTCGAATCGGGACGCGCCGGATTAGCGATTTCCAATTCGGGTCAACGGCCTTTTGCTCACTCCACGCCGGGTCGACCTTGTCGAAAAGCCGCGGCGTCTGATTTATGCCGCACCCGAGCGCCCATGCTTCACGCCAAACGTAGAGCGTGCGACCTTCGATAAAGCAGACCACAAGAACCGTCGGGTCGACCGAAAAGCCCCAATCGGCGCCGCCGTACAGAATGGTCCCCGCCTTCGGCGGCTCGAACCATTCGATCTTCCAGTTCTTGAATACTCGCGCTTCCGACTTTTGCTCGTAATCGCCGAGCCAGATGTGCGCGTAGTTTTCCTTGTCGCGGCGCTGGTCGAAATCCTTTTCCTCAACCAGTTCCGTCTCGTGAAACCAAGGATTGTCTTGCCAGTTGGCGCGCACGACCGTACTGCGTGGCGGCAACTCAGGTCCACGCAACAACGCGTCGACCGGATCCTTTGGACTCTTTGGGTTCCACGAGAACCATAATTCGGAGTTTGGCTTGCGGAGAGTCGGCCGCAGCATCCGCAGCGACGTTTTGGAAAGCGTCTGCGCTTCCTCGACCCACGCTACGTCGTAACCTTCCAGCGACTTAATCGATTCCGCAGTATGATTTTGCATACCCTGGAAAATGATAAGACCGTCGCCGGGTGTCTTGATCTCCGCCTTCTGGACGTCGAATTTATTGCCGACGCCAAGTTTCTGTATCTTCAACTCAATCGTGCGCTTGGCCGATTGCGCCAGCGACTTTTGAACTTCACGAATGCAAACCGCGCGTAGACCCGGCTGCACCAGCGCCTTTTCCACCAACATCTCGGCGAAAAAGTGCGACTTGCCTGACCCTCGACCGCCGTGTGCACCCTTATACCGACTCGGGTTCAGCAGGGGCAGGAACGCCCGTGGCGTCTGGATGTCCAGGATCAATTACAGTCCGCACAATTGCAGTAATCGGTTGACCGGGATCGGCCGGTGCCTTGGGCACAGCGCCCTTGCCAATCGCGCCCTGTTCCTCGGCGATCTGGCGCATCACGGCGCGGGCCTCGGCGGGCTGGTTATTGCCGGCGTACCATTCGGCCTGCTGGCTCAGTGCGATCAGGCGGGCCTTTTGCTCGGCGAACGGCGCGACTTCGGCCAGGTCAGCATCGGGGCCAAGCAGGCGCCGACGCTCGGTATAGAATTCGTCGGCCAATCCGGGCGGCAACAGCGCCACGCGCGGGTGGCATGCGTTGACGTCGTCCTCGGTGCAGGCGGTGTCAGGAAAGCGCATCCTGAACGCGTCACAAATCACCCGCGGCGTATCGAACGCGGCGAGGCGGAGAACTATGAACCGCTTTTGCGCCGCTGTGTGTTCCGCCACTTCATTTGCTGCAGCTAAAAGTAACCCTCTCGCCTTCGGCGTACCTGATGCTCGCTGGCAGGCTCCCCGTCGGGTCCGAGCCGGCGGATCAGCACCTTGCGAATGAGGCGATCAAACCCCGCGCTATCTACCCGAACAGTCCCCGCCACGGGACGTCACGCGAGGTGGGTAGTGCCCTTCCGTCCGACGCCCCGCCGGTACGACAAAAGCCCCTGATTTCAATGCCTTATGGCTATCGGGCTTGTCGGCTCCGCCGGGTTGGCGCCGGGCGGAAAGGTATTTGCGAGGTGGATAATACACGAAGATGGGAGGATTGTCAACCGACAACCGCATCCACCAGCCGCTCGATCTCCTCGCGCGACATTTCGGGGTGCTCGATGCCCATCTCGCCGATGACCCATGATCGGCGTTGAGCGCGACGATGTGCTGCCTGTTCCGCCGGCGATAGTGCGTTGAACCGATCGACTGCCGCTTTGACCAGGGCGTCGAGTTCGGGGTTGGGCTTGCTCATCGTCGCGGCCCCCGCCACGCCGCCACAACGTCCGGCCAGGCGTCATCGACCGCGACCATCGCGCCAAGGATCATCACCGCGGGCACGTACAGGAACGCGCCAACGACAGCGAGCGGCCGGCGAATCCAGGGGTTGCGGATGTCGGCGATCATGGCATGCGCGCCGTAGCCGCCGCGATGTAGACGATTGCCTCAACGACTATCGCCAGCGTCGACGTGATGGCGAAAGGAATCCACCACCACGCATCGGGCGTGCCGAAATCGTGCCAAACGGCAGACGCGATCCAGAGGGAAATCATGGCCGCCCCTGATTGGCCGCCATGTGCTCTGGCCAGAACGCGCTCACGAACGATGGATAGTAGTCGTCGGAGTTGTCGGTTCCGACTTCCAAAACCGTCTTGCCGGTCACCACGTCGATCATTTCGAGAGTGTCGTTCGTGTTACCGTATCGGTCGTCGGGTTTCTTACGGACCAGCACGCGGCAGGGCTGGAACACGTTGCGCAATTCGTCGGTCGGAGAGACGAACAGTTTGCCGAGATAACTTCGGTAGCCGTCGCTCGGATCCTCCGTGGCGGTATAGACGACGCCGTCGAGTCGAAAGCGGATGCAGTTCGCGTCCTCTAAATCATCACGCCATTCATACATCTTTACCTTTTCGACGAACGTATCAACCGCGTCCAGAACGTGCTCGCCAACAAGGCTCATCAGTTCGACGTCGCTCATCGCTGGCTCCTGTTGCTTGGCAGCCCATTGACCAAATTCGACCGCACGCCCCACGAGTCCTCGCCGAACTCGACCGGCTCGACGCGAACCTGGTGGCCTCGCTTCGCCCAATACGCGGCGATCGTGCGGCAGAGCGCATTGGCGCCGGCGCGGGAAAGGAGGTCGGGAATTTCACTGTACGGCACGGGCGCCCTTTCCAATCACGTCGTCCAAGTCAACGCCGACGAGTTGCGCGACCTTGCGAAGAATCTGCATCTTCTCGTCGATCTCGCATTCCGGCTCGCCGTTGCGCTCGTCGTATTCCTTGGCGCGCTTGAGCAGTTCCTTCATTTCGAGAACCTGACGTTTCAGTTCCTCGAATTCGGCGCGGGATATGACAGGCTCACCGATCGGCATGACCTTGAACGGCTGCACAGGCTTTGTGGTTGGTTCGAACCACGGCGCGGGTGTCCACATATCGCGGTAGTGGTCACCGACCATTGACACGACGCACATTATTGAACGCTCCTGTCGGCACGAGCGGCCTGTTCCTCTGCCTCTATGGATTGCTCAACCGCCTCGTCGTACTCGACGATGCAGATCGGCGGCATGTCCTTGGGGCCGACGCGGTGACCAGCCGGCGTGAAGTAACCGTGGTTCGGATCCGGTGCGACCTGGTAGCCGAGGGTCAGGAAGATGTCCTGCAGCGTCTCGGCGAGGTGGGATTTGGCGACCGTGTTGCGGCCTTCGATGTAGATGGTCAGTTCGTCGGGCTGTGGCATGGCGTGACAATAAGCCAAGAACGGAGTATTGTCAACGGAAATCGCGAGTCAACCGTTACGTCTTGAACGGATTGCTGTAGAGCGTACCGTCCGGGAAATGATAGCGACCGCACTTTTCACACGCCCACCGAGCGTAGAACGGCTGCGGGTCGGCCGGCGCGTCGACGGCAAACGCACTGGTGGCAGTTTCCCGGTAAACCGGTTGTAGATATGGTGTCGGGCCGTTGTCGTGACCACAGTGGAGACACCGCATCACTCGCTCCCACGTTGCTGCACCTTATATACCCACGCCCGACTGCACCGCGCCAGCTCCGCCACGCGCGCCGGTTCGATTCCCTCGCGCAACAGCCCAGCCACCAGGATCGCCACATCGCTGCCCCTTGGTCGCGGCGCGCGGGGCCGATCGGGTCGATGGCGCCGCAGGGTAGTGTAGACCGTGGATAGGGACGTGGCGAGGCGGGTGGCGATGGCGGCGGGGGAATGGCCGGCGTCGGAGAGGGCGAGGATGGTGTCGCGGGTGGTCATCACCAGCCGTTCGCTGTACGACTCGCAGCCTCAGAATTACAAACCTTGGCCGACGTCGGCAGAGGCCGCCACGCAGTCATGTACGGCCATTGATGCGGGATACGCTGCTTGAAGTGATAGTCGCGAAAGCATTCGCCATCCCACCAACACATATCGATCTGCGGGCCTGCTGTGGTTATGAGGAACGCGTTGCCGTTCTTTGGAGCCGTTTCCGGCGGCTGCCACCTATCGTTTGACCCATCCGTCATGTTATAATTCCCGTGGATATTCGCCACAACAATACACCGTCACAACGCACTGTCAACCGCTATTTGCAGCGGCAGGCAACGGGACAATAATCTCCGCCCCGTCCGCCGTGACCTGCCTCGCGCTGGTCCGCGAAGCACCATTCGGCAACAGAATGGCCGAGCCGTCCGCACGGATCCACCGCGCCTCTCGCACGCGCTCCGCCAGCCCCGCCGCCAAGGCAACGCCATCCGCAACAACCGCGCCGTCCTGCTCCCACACGCGCCGAATCGCCTGCCACCCGCCCGACCTATCGGTGCCACCCTTCCACGACGCAATCAGCGCCGCGCCCGACGGCACGTCGAACAACTTCGCAGTGGTCGGCTCGGAGCGTTCCGACCGCATGTCGAACGCGCAATGCGGACAGTCCAGCGTGCCCTTAGCGACGGGGACCAGGCACGCCGGACAATTCTTGGTCATCACCGCGTCGCATTTCCAGCAGCGCGCCGCGGCGGCAGCGTTGCGCGTGCCGCACTCGTCGCAGGAGACCAACCGCGCTTTGGTTTCGCGGGGACGGATGAAGTCAAGTGGGCCGTGAGTCGAAATGTTCCCGCCCCAGTCAAAAAGTAGACCATCAGACTTGCCGGCGGCGATCGACGACTCGATGTTGCCACCAACGGTGCGCAAGAGCCGACCGCACACTTGAATATATTTTCCGAGGCTCTTGGTGGCGAAGCGCATGGCGAGCAAGTCGACGCGTGGATTATCAAACCCCGTTGTCAGCACATCTTTGTTGACGATCGCCTGCAGTTCGCCGCGGCGGAATGCCTCGATATTACGTGTTCGCTCGGCGTCCGGCATGTCACCTATAACCAGGCCGGCGCGAATGCCCCACTCGTTAAGGCGCTGACACATTGCGCGTGCGGCCTTGACGGACGCCTCGAAAATAAG